TACTGTACTCAAGGTTAGCTCCTTTTTATTAACTATACAACTATTATACTATATTGGCAATTTCTGGTCAACCGCTTATTTACGGATACCGTAAATTGCACGGGCCATTTCGGCACCTTGACTATAGCCGTGAGCACGGCCTAAACAATAGCCCAAGAATGAGCCGTATGCTAGTGCCATTACGATTAAGATTGTGTTTGAGTCCATTTAAAACTCCTTATTTGTTATTATATTAATATTATAGCAAAAAGGTCTTTAATAGTCAACCATAAAAAAACCCTAGCAAGGTAGGGCTTTTATTAAGTTAGTAGCTACTAACTTAGGCAACATTACCTAAATCAACACTCAAATCGCACACAATATTTCCTGGAGAAGTTGCTTCCCAGTACCAAGCACCATTCGGCGGAGGTGTCGACTTAATCGGATTACCATTTATAATCACATTAGATCTAGGATCACCAACGTTTGAAATGGCATTATAATAGCAAGATGCAAAACTATTTGCATTACCTGAAGGAAGCATATAATTGCAGGTTACAACACCTACTACTAGTCCATATCCGCCAGTGGCTGATATTGTCATTGGGTAAGATCCAGAAAAATTTGTTGGGAACAAGGGAGAATCGTTAACTGTGAACAAGACTGGATTGGTTGATAAATTTATTTCAGATGAAAGTGGAAATGGAGAATTTACAGTAGATATTTCACCCGAAAATACTGTAGTTCCGTTAATTTCGGCAGTTACAGAGACCGGTGTATCTCCGTATGCAAGGCCTATAAATTGTAAAGTGCGGTTTTGTGCCATTATTGAAATCTCCTATAACAGTATTTAGCTGATCTGTCAGTTTTTAATAATTACCAAGCCAAATTAAGCTCTTATCTAACCAAGGCAACACTAAATCTTGTTGGCGTATATAATTATGTGCCTGGATGCTTTGTTTAGCGGTTTCTGGCAATAGATTCATTTCGCTTAATTGATGCCAACCAGTTACGCGAGGATCCATTGGTTTATGTTCTGATTTATAAACTACGGCATGCAACCATGGATTAGTCGGTTGTTTTAGAAAAAACCCGCCACCGCAATCCCACCCGGACACAGACAACATATGTATAAGACTAACCATAGTATGATGATAGTAACACCCTGACGGTTGCATAAATGCCAACTGTTTATGATGAATGTCCATAGTCTCTGGTACTATCAATACCAACATGCCGTTGTCGTTAGCAATATTATACCAGTTACTCAGGGTTCCAATTGGATCTATACAATATTGAAATGCGTCGTGACACCATAATACATCGTATTTTTTATCCCCCGATAATGCTATTGTTTTTTCAAAATTAGTGCTTTGATACGAAACATTCGTATATTTGTTAGGGGCAAACGACTGTTCAATAATATCAATTCCGGTACATTGGATATTAAGTGGTTTAGGATTATCTGCCCGAGTGGTTCTGGTTGCCCACCATTCTGTATCCAATCCTGCGCCGCATCCGAGATCTGCTAGAGTAGCAATACTTTCCATAAATTCGTCATACTCTTGTAGTGCATTCAGTGTGTTTAAACTATGATTATGACTTTGTTCTAGATTAGTAAATATCATACCTGGACATCTTCCATACCAGCGGCTCGTAATCTTACAATATGCCCGAGCATAAAGTTTTTACTTTCCATACCTTTAAGAATTCCTAAAAAACGATTGCGGAGCAATGCCACTTCGTTGATTAGTGTCTCGAACTCGATTACCTCGTCTTCGCCATCAACATATTTTTCTGCATCACGACTAGTTAGGGCGCGAGCATATCCTTCTAAATACTTTTGGAAATGCCGACGACGGATTTTGCGTAGTTGTATATTAAGATAATTTAATACCGCTTCGATCTCTTGTAGCTGATTAAACCTATGCTCGGTTATTCCAGGCAAGGCCGTAATATTTTTTTCAATTAACCCACCGACTCGACAGTCGCGTTTAGCTTCATCGAGTTCAATCTCGTAATGAGAAATAAAATCAGGAATGTTGCCTAGGTCGGCTACAACTTTACTATACCACATCACTCTAATCCTTTATAGATTTAACCATTGTAACATACTGTGAGGGAAAATGTCAAGATTTAAATTACGCCTACGAGCAAATTCTTTCAGAAAAATTGAACAGTGTTGCTGTTGTTCTTTTGTGCTTGAGATTTTTAAATTTTGTATAATCGCATCTTTAATTAAAATGTTGCTTGATTTGATTGCAGGAATTAACTTATCCACACTTGTTAAATCTAGGACATTAACTTTTAGATATGTTGGATCGTTGCATAACTGATAAATTATATTTTCGTCACCGTACTGCTCTACAAAATCAACTAATCCAAAAATAGTTAAATTACTTACTACTGCGCTAAACTTAAGATTAACTTTGTACTCTCGTAGCAAGTTAAGATTTTTACAAAAATTATCGTAACTATTTCCATATCTGTTGAATTCATAAAATTTACCAATATTCTCTGCACTAACAACTATAGTTAAATTTTCAACTTTATTAATTTTGTCAAGCTGGGTTTTTAGCCGTGTAGTATTAACGCCCAGACCTGTATATACCCTAATCTTTGCGGCGGTGTGCAACTTATTTAATAATGAGGGCAGATTATTAAATAAAAATGGCTCGCCGCCAGTAATAATTATTTGATCTATATTATCAAATGATTCAATTTCATTAATTAATGTGTTAAACCCGGGTGAGTCTTGATGTTCTTTTTGACTAATATTTAATATTAGCTGATCCACTGGCGTTAATTTAAATTTAGGAATATCGAGATATGGCCCGACATTATTAATATCCTGCAACCACGAGGTGCTATATTGTTTATCGCAATACGAACAAGTTAAATTACAGTTAGATCCTAAAATAATGTTTAATGTTGTCGGGTGCGACTCTAAATTACTGTGTGTTTTAATATTGCTTTTCCATAGGGCACGGCGACTTACTAGACCCTGTTGCTCCGGATCCCAACAAGCAGTTTTACAACTGGCGACGGGAATATTATTAAGCATCAACTGCCGCTCGTGTATTAGCTGAGGCGTATTAAAAAGTTTTCCAGGGTTTTTGTTAAGCCACAATACATCAATTTTAGCAGGAACGGCAGCACAACAAGAATATGTTAATCTTTTTTCAAGATCAACTGACAACCAATTAAATTTTTGATTACAGTAAAAGTCATCAGATGGAAAACTCATGCCTAGTAATACTCCTCGTCCTCGTCATCGTCG